GAATATCCGAAGCAGACAGGCCAGTAATTGCAGTGATGCGACCCTTGGCGTCAACAGTGATTCCGCTAGTCGTTCCAGCAGATACGCCGCTGTTAGCCAGAGTTACATTGATGCTGGTTGTGCCAGAGCCAGAAGCATCTCCTCCGAGCGTAATCGTTTCGTTGCCAGTGATGAATGAACTTATTTCGCCTTGAACAAACGCGGTAGTTGCAACCTTGGTGGAGCTATCACCACCGCTTTGCGTAGGCGCAATCAGGGTGCCTGAATACGTCTTGCTGCCAGCAACAGTTTGCGTTCCAGTCAGTGCAAGAAATGCACCTTTGCCGCCGATAGCTTCAATGGTTGTTGCACTACCGCCAGCGCCACCTGTGCCCTTACCAATGAAGAGCTGGTCATCTACCTCGTTGAAACAAATTTCCGCGTTGGCGAGAGAAGCGGGAGCCCCCGCGCTGCCCGAGGTTCTACGCTTGATCCTGATTGTGTTAGACATGACTCAATGGATGGGTGAACAAAAACGGGCGTAAAATGGCTGTCAGAATGAACCGCCATCCGTAAGAGTCTCTGCCGTGTAGACAGCATCAGCCTTAAAAATATCGGCTGACTGGTCGTAATAAATTACTGACTTGTCTACCTTAGATGACTGGTTTAATCCAAAATCGCCCGGTGGGCCTTGCGGCCCAGCAGTAGTAGCCGTGACTGTCGTCAGCTGGCCACTGGTATTAACCGTGACTGTGTTCTTCTGAGTGGTGACGTTGACTTGGGTCATCTTGTGTACGACTGGTCGACGGTGATAATCCCTTCTAAGTAATACTCCTTATCGCCTGACGAATCTGTGACCAACACGTCGTAATAGAGGTTGTCAGGGAAGTTGACAGTTTGAGCGTCAGTCAGGCTGATCGTGACTTGGCCATTGCTGCGGCTTGTGTAAGCAACGCCAAAATCAGCGTGCTTTGTCGTGCGCTCCTTATCCCACGCCTGTGCGGCAACCGTGGCACCTGTCAAATTGATCGCAGCATTGTTGCTGTCCTTGAACTGCAGAAGCACAGACCAATCTGACGCTCGCTGTATTAAGAAGTTGTAGGTTCCAGGGTTGACAGCCATGGGTCACCTCCTCAAACCACTATAACGGCCATCGCTAGCAGTCATCAGTTGACTGCAGGTTTTTGTACTTGTTCGCCAGGCCAGTGAACAGACCGTATTGCGGATGGCTGATTTGGTCGCGGCCATCAAGGAAGTACAGCTCTTCAAGCCAAGCCATGCGATTAGACATCGCTTCGGTGTCTTCTGCACCTGGCTTGCCAGCAATCATTGGATCAGGACGTTGCATTAGGCGATAGCGAGGAACAAATACGTGCCACCGCTGGCATTGAGAGCAGCAGGAGCAGATGAAGTCACTGTAAAGCCAGCATTGAGCGGGTCAATGTAATCAGTGTTGGTAGTTTCTGCGTTAGTGGAGCTAAAACGCAGATAAGGATCATTGCCGCTGACAATGCCACGAGCGGTGTCCCAGTAATACCAATCGCCACTGCTGTCAGTGCGCTTGATCATCACAAACCGAGCACCTGCGGTAAATCCACAATCGACGTTAATATTGCTACCTGTCCCGCTGTAGCTGCTAATTTTACTTACGTTATCAGTGCTGGCAAAGAGGTAGGCGATAAAAGTATCACCAGAATCGTTTAGGGCGGATCCATTTCCAAGAGTAAACTGTGTACTTGTAGGGGCAGTATTATTCCATGCCCAAGAACCGGTAGTAGTCTCATCGGTTGTGTTTAGCGTCATTTTCTTTGTAGGTCCATTTATTGCATCGTAAACAAACCAATTGTAAGCTCCATTTCTCATCTTAACTATTATAAGTTCAGGAATTGCCCCAAGATTATGGGTTACCGTCCTTGCGCTTCCCGTCCCCGTATAAGCAACCACGTCGAAAAAGCCTGGGGCGCGTTTAAAGAGGTGATCAACATAGGTCTGTGAATTCCTGTTAACACCTAAATTCGTGCTGTCAGTACCAATCTCGATTGCCGTACTGTTATCAAATCCTGTAAGAGTGTTGTTATAGAGGTTTTCGGCATTGGTTACTTGCGTTGCAAGGAACCTCAAAGGGCCTCTCAGTCGATCAAATACATTAGTCCAATGCCCTACATTTCTAGCGCTAATAATCGCCAAATCGACAGGAAAACCAGCAGTTGATAAAGTACCGGCAGTTTCATTGCCATTTCTAGTATTTACCGCAAACACCTCCGTTCCAGCAGTCGGCGGCTTATGCGGCCTGCGAATTGCCATGTAAATGTATGTATTGCCAGACGCATTATTTGACCCACCATTGTTAGTAATCTTGAAACCTGCAGGTGTTGGATATGTGCTGAAATCTGTAGATTCAGCTTCATCAGTGTTAGCTTTCAAAACTTTCATGTAATCGTTTGACGCGCCACGCGGCATTCCGCGCCAAACGTCAATTATTTCCCAATTTAAACCCTGAGTAATATTCTTAGATAACAAAAACTGCGGCTCAAAGCCTAAATTGACTTCAGGTCCATTAGTGCTTCCGTTGCCTGTGTAACTCCCACACTTAATAATTGACTCGTCTTCATCCGCACCAAATAACTGATCGTCATGCGCAAATATATAGGCCACATAGCCATGACCGTTTTGATTGACATTGCTGCTTGTGCCAACAGTAAATACTGATGACGTAGGTGTTGTGTTATTCCAAACCGTGCTGTCAGTTGCTGCAGCGTCAGTTTTATTTAAATGAAGGCTTTTAGTTGCGCCAACTGAACGATGGTAAACCTCCCAATCGTGAGTGCCGTCGCGGCAGTGAATTAAGATCATGCCTGGCACACTGCCAAGCGAATGTGAAATGTTTTGTGCGCTTCCCGTGCCAGAGTATGTGACTACATCAAAAAATCCCGGCGCTTCGCGGAATGTCCAAGAAACTAAATCCCTTGTAGGCGTAGTGCCATTTTCCCAAGTAAAGTTTCCAACAGAAAAGCCATCAGAGTTAAAGCTCGTCAGTCCGCCAGATCTAGTGACTTCTGCACTTGTTGAATTTGCATAAAGTCCTTTAGTTGCGCCTCTAACAGTATCATAAAGTACATTAGCTCCACTATCGCTTCGGGTTTTAAACCAAACCATGCCACCTTCACCGCTCAAATCAATGCCATTTACAATGCTTTTAGGTACGGCATCGCCAACATACAAAAACGCACTGAATACATCATCGGCATATAACGGGTCAGCACCACCTGCCGCTCCAGATGCCCCCGCAAGCGGGCTATGTCCAATAACACTCATGAGTAGGCCAGAGTAACGACAGCGTGAATTGAACCAGTGGTGCGAACGATGTAATCCAAGCGATCAATACTTCCACCCGCCGTGCTGAGCGTGGGTGCGCTTCCACCAGCCCAGTCGAAGTAACTGCCCCAAGTCACGGTACGTGATCCAGTGCTGTCCTGAATCAGAAAAATAGACCCCTGCTGTCCTGCAACAAGGTTTGATGGGTTTGCAATCGTTAAATTCTGACCGATTGTCAAAGTAAAGTGGTTCGAGACTCCAAAATCAGGGGTCACTGTAGAAGCGCTTGTCAGCGTTGTAATCGTGCCACGCTGCCCAGCTGTATAAGTCTGGGCTACATCAGTCTTTGCTGTATCTGCATCAAAAGCTTGGACAGTGCTGCCGATAGCGGATGACGTTAGACCGTTCGCTGTTAAATCATCGACCGTCACCGTTTTGGTGCTGGTCGTGATCGTGTCTACTTTGACCGTTCCAAACGCCATCGCTACACCAGCTAAGAGGCCAATTACACCAATAATAGCCCGCGCTGCAATCAGCTACCGGGTTCTGTAGGCCAGGTCATTGTGTGAGGGAAACCACTGGCTGTCGGTAGATCACGCAGACTTTGACGATAAGTAGCCCACTCAGTCTTCTTGTCAGAAGCCAAGGGACTGTCAGCTATCTGCGTCCAGTCAGAAGCAGTCAGCTTTTGATCGCGCGTTGCACGTACTGACGCACCAGCTTCTGAATCAACTCTTGCTTTGTAAGCAGCTTCATTGTCAGCAGCAGAAGTGACGTTGCCTTCCTCGTCTGTAGTGTCAGTAAAGATCGGACCAGCGACAAACTTGGTGAACCATTTGCCGTCAATCTCCTCAACACCATCACGGGTGCTGACGCCATAAGGAGCAGTCACTGTTGCTGCCGCTCCATTCAGCACAGCGTCATAGCCGTAGCTGTCAAGAACGTCAGTTGTGATCTGCTTAGGGAAGCTGGTATTGGGGTGTTCAGCCTTGAATTGACTGACAGTGGTGAGAGCACCAGTGGAGCGGTTGCGGATTTCCATGATGATTAGGCGATGGCAAGGAAGATGTAAGTGCCACCGCTGGTATTAAGCCCAGCAGGGGCTGACGAAGTAACTGTAAACCCGGCGTTCAATGGGTCAATGTAGTCTGTGTTAGTGATCTGTGCAGCGTTAGTATCTAGAAAATAGTATGGATCGTTGCCGCTGCTAATACCGCGAAGTGTGTCAAAGATGTACCAAGAACCAGAGCTATCGCTGCGCTTGATAAGTATAAACCGAGCACCGGAAGTAAATCCACAGTCAACATTGATGGCGTAGCCTGTGCCGCTGTAACTTCCAATCTTACTTATCCCGGATTGGCTTGCAAAAAGATATGCAACTATAAGGTAACCAGATTGGTTTACAGATTGATGACTACCAACCGTAAACTGTGTGGCCGTAGGCGTGGTATCGTTCCACACCCCAGCATCAGTATAATTACCATTTGCTCCGCTTGGAAGCATGTATTTTGTAGGTCCACTTGCTGCGTCGTAACTTCGCCAATGATAGTAATTGCCAGTATTTTTGAGCAATATAAATTCTGGCGCAACGCCAAGATTATGAGTTATGGCTTGAGAAGAGGAGCCATTGCCTTTGAATGCAACCATATCGAAGAAACCTGGAGCCCGCTTAAACATATACGAATACCACGTAGAGTCATATTGTTTGCCCCACCCCAAGTTTGAGTCCCACGGTAATGATCCGTCGCTAGCTAAAGTATTAGTGCTGGTTGTTATAACATAGTTTGAACCCAACATTCGAGCCGAATTTATGCGGTTGTATCCATTATTTTTGTTAAAAGCAAACGCCATATCAACAGCAAAAGTGCTGTCCCAAGTTGGAATATTTGAAGACGCTGAACCAGTATCTATGGCAAACACATCCGTTGCAGCTTCAGCCGGCTTGTGCGGCCTGCGGATTGCCATGTAGATGTATGTATTACCTGACTGATTTGTATAACTACCACCGCCTGTTGGTGTAAAACCTGTTGCTGATGGCTCAATTGAATTATTAAGACCTTCAGCATCATCTGTATTAGCAAAAAGCCTTTTAGCAGTTGAACCTGATAGAGCAGGTAACCCGCGCATTACGTCAAGCAACATCCAATTTGTGCTACCAGTGCTTGTATTTTTAATTAATATAAATTGTGGTTCAAACCCAACGTTGACTAAATTTCCACTTGAGCCAGTGCCCGAATAACTTCCACACTTAATAATTGCCTCGTCCTCATTCGTGCCGAACGATTGATCGTCGTGGGCGAAGAGGTAAGCAACGTACTGACCATATTGTATATTAACCTCAGGATCATCTTTAACGGTAAAAACAGAAGAAGTTGGCTCTGTATCGTTCCAATGTGAATTACTTGTTGCTTGAGCATCGTTAGTATTTAAATGAAGATGTTTAGTTGCACCAAGACTCCGGTGATACACGCACCAGGGTCGGGCGGGGCTTGAAGCGTCTAAACGTTTAACCATTATCATCCCTGGCGTGCTGCCGAGTGAATGACTAATGTTTTGCACACTACCTGTGCCTGTATATGTAACTACATCAAAGAACCCCGGCGCTTTGCGGAATGTCCAAGAAACTAAATCCCTTGCAGGCGTAGTGCCATTTTCCCAAGTAAAGTTTCCAACAGAAAATCCATTAGAGTTAAAGCTTGTCAGTCCGCCAGATCTAGTGACTTCTGCATTTGATGCATTTGCATAAATTCCTTTAGTTGCGCCTCTAGCAGTATCATAAAGTACATTGTATCCACTATCGCTTCGGGTTTTAAGCCAAACCATGCCGCCTTCACCGCTCAAATCAATGCCATTTGCAATACTTTTAGGTACGGCATCGCCAACATACAAAAACGTACTAAACACATCATCGACATATAGCGGGTCAGAGCTGCCTGCACCACCAGCAACAGCAATCGCCTGTCGTGTAATCGGATCCATACTATTTCTCAGTTAACGTAGTCAACAAGAGCAGCACCGCGATAACGCGTGCCACCATCGTCGGTTACGAAGAAGAATAAATGCGTTTTGCCTGTCGTCAAAGTAGGCGCAGTGTCAGAATTGAATTTAACGCTGCTTGGCCAAGTGACCGTTCCAGAGCTATGCGTTAACTCAAGGGTGAACGATCCGACAGTTCCACTTGAAGGTGGGTTGGCAAAAGTAAACGTTGAGTTACCGCTGATGGTTTTCGTAAAGTAGTTCCCAGCGCTTAGATCAATCTCTAAAGCTGAAACTGCTTCTGATACCTGCTTATATTGTCCGTCGATATTAAATGAGCCAGCTACGTCTGCGTTGCCGTTACAGTCTATCCCGCCGTTATGCACCGACTGCGCTGTAAACGTCTGTGCAGCGCTAAAAGTCTGTGCAGCGTTTTTTGCTGGAATCTGGTTCGTCGCCAGTGACGTTGAGTCAGAGTGCTCAAGAGTGTCAGCAATGATTGTTCCTGCCATGTCAGCTCAGCACCGTAAAGAACGAACCAGTCGATACCGTAAGTGTAGCGCCTGTCGCAATCGTGTACCTAGGGCCTATAACACCTGCATTTGTTGATGCTGCAATCGTTGTATTAGATGCGAGCGACTGACCACTGGTCAAAACTGACGAGAACGACAACACACCACTGCCATTCGTAATCAGCGTGTCGCCGTTAGACCCATTGCCATTGGGCAAGGTCAACGTGTTGCTAGCTGCAGTTGCTGGTGCCTGCAGCGTTATGTGCCCTGTAGTTTGGCCTTCTAGTCGGAGTCCCATTAGATAATCACCCAGGTTGTAGTGGCTGGCACCGTGACGACTGCCGATGCATTCACGCTAACTGGACCGGCGGAAACTACATTCTTGCCGCTACCAATCGAATAAGACGTTGTGACTGTGTTGTCATGCTCTAAAGCCCACTCATCTGAACCACCACCAGATGGATAGCCGCCACCGCCTGTCTCTACCCAAGCACTGCCGTTATAGATTTTGAGCTTGTTAGGCGTCGTACTCGTATCAAGCCACTCCTCGCCTTTTTCAACGCCTTGCTGACCAGATACCGTGCCAGAACCAGTTGCCGCTCCAGTCGCTTGAAAAATCGTTCCAACATTGTTGTTAGATGCTCCAACTGACGTGAAGTCAGTAGAGCCAACAGTCAGGATCTGATAAGTCGTACCAGCAACGAGCGCAGTAGCAGCCGTGCTTGCTGGTGAGCTATTTGGAGCATTAGCCCCAATATGAACCGGTCCAACCTTGACTAAGTTACCGTTCGTATCTTTGAAAAACAGCGCTGGTGACGCTTCATTTGTATTGACGACTGGTTCGCCTGATCCCAACAGCGAAGGGATTGGACGCTTATTGGCAGTGCTGCTCCGCTTTAGTTTGATGGCCATGATCAGAGAATCATCCAAACTGCCCCGTTAGGGACAGTGACAGCGATTGAGTTTTGGATCGTGACCGGACCAACGCTCAATCCATTGTAATTAGCAGTCA